ATGTTTATGGAGTACCTAAAGAAGAATTTAACAAGATTCATGACACCAGTGAAATTGTTGGTATGGCAGCTAATATTGGTCGTTACTATGAAGAGCTTCATATGCTCAACTGCCGTAAAGAGTTGGGTGAAGACATTGGAATCTATGCTCACAAGCGAGCCATATGGATGGCCTTACATGCGAGCTACGCACTCGAAGCCCTACGTTTCATGGTATCCTTCGCAACCTCCTTGGCAATGGTAGAAAACAAGATCTACATTGGCAATGGCAATATCATTTCGTTGATTCTACAAGACGAACTGTTACACACAGAGTGGACTGCTTGGTTGATCAACAATGTGGGCAAAGACGACCCTGACTTTGTCAAGTTGGAAGAAGAATGCAAAGACGAAGTCTATGCCTTGTATCAAGAAGTTGTCAATGAAGAAAAAGCCTGGGCAACCTATTTGTTTAAACTAGGTCCAGTTATTGGTCTCAATGCTGCCATCCTCAGTGACTTTGTTGACTACACAGCATTTACAAGATTAAAAGAAATTGGCATCAAGTATGCCGGCGAGCATCCTAAGGCCAGTCCTATTCCTTGGTTTAACAAACACGTTAATATCAATAAGAAACAAACGGCATTACAAGAAAACGAAAGTACTAACTACGTCATTGGTGTCATGGGCGATTCAGTTAGCTACGAAGAATTACCAGATCTATAAGGAAAATAAAAATGAAAGCTATTGTATGGTCTAAGTACCACTGCCCTTATTGCGATCAAGCAAAGGCATTGTTAACACAAAAAGGTATCCCATTTGAAGAGCGTAAAATTGGTGACGGATATACCAAAGAAGAATTACTAGAAGCAATTCCAACAGCACGTACTGTTCCACAGATTATTCTTGATGGAGAACTTGTTGGCGGATTCACAGAACTACGTGCTCGTCTAACAGAGGCCTGATCATGTCTGACAAAGATATTGATATTGCCATTCAAGAAACAGGGTCACTGCTTGATGATACTATTACCATTGATCTCAGCGACATTGGTGCTGTTGGTTCAACTATGTCGAGTACTGCCTATCAGTATCCTACATATAGTATAGGAACCACTGCTGGCTTTAATGGCACCAGTGGACAATACTTAACCAGTGGTGGAACCGGTAGTAATATATGGACAACTAATACCTCACCGTGGACCATAGGTAGTACTTCGTCAAATCCTACTACATTGAATGTTACAGGAGATGCCGAGTTTGAAGGTGATGTTAAAATCAAAGGTGTTAGTATTGCTAAAACACTAGAAGATATTCAGAAGCGTCTTGCTATACTAGTACCAGATCCTGAGAAGTTAGCTCACTTTGAGGCATTGAAAAAAGCCTATGAACACTACAAGACTTTAGAAGCCTTGTGCCAAATGCCAAAGAAGGATGAAGAATAATTCAGCCAAGGGTCGTAGTAGCTACGACTCGACCAGTACTGGGGTGATGATTCCTTTTTTTAACAGGAATGTCTCTGAGTACGCCACTGAATCAGGCAGCGTAAAGTTTGAAATGGTCCCTGTTACCAAACAAAAGGACCTAATGATCAACCATGCTAGGATGTATGCCCAGCAAGAATATGATCGTATCATGGAATTGGTTGCTGTGCTAGAAAAACAAGCACAGCAGATCAAGCGTAGATTAGAAGTCACTGATGCTGTTCATGGAGCAGTTTATCAGTTTCAGGTAGTTATGGGGAATGCCTATTGGCTAGTATGGGATCGTCGAAAGCAACATAATTTGCTGACGCAACATGGTCCTGATGATTGGTCGACTAGTGCTCCAGAAGATTACGAATATATAACCCAGGTAAAATATATGGGAGACCATACCTGGTTAGAATTAAATGAAAAAGGAAACTTATGTTAATTGAAAAACCTATTACTAGCGGCGATGTCGTTAGTCTTAAAATTGTCAACGGTGACGAACTAATTGCTCGTTACGAAAGCGAAACTGCTGATGAGATTAAAATCAACAGACCGCTGGCACTATCAGCAGGTCCACAGGGACTAGGAATGATGCCTTGGATTTTCCTAGGAGATAAAGAAACTATTACCATTAAGAAATCACACGTATTTGTCATGGTACCTAGCAAGAAAGATGCCGCTGATCAATACATGCAGGGTACTACAGGTATTGCTCTAGCTTAAATAAAGCATATAGGAGATAGATTATGCCAAGTTTTGTAACCATGACCGGCCCTGGGACAGCTACAGTCACAGATGATGCCGCTGCCGCTATTACAGCACAAACAACAGCCTTAACTGGAGCCATTACTCTTGCAGTAACTAGAATTCAAGGCGCCCCTGCTATACCAGGAACATTGTTTACCATAGAAGCACAGCTGGCAAATATCAACACAACGTTGGGCAGAATTGCCGACACCGAAACACTTGTTAAAGATCAACTATATAATTTAAACATTGCTCTAGCTGGACTAACTTCTGCTACTTCTAATAACACATCTGTACAAACTATGTTGGCTGTTAATCAAATTAAGACCAACAACTTCCAAGTGGCAGTTACCAAGGATGGATTAAAGGCAGCCGGCATTCCAGAACCAGTGATGCCTACTATTGTAGAACAGATTCAAACGGCTATCAACGAAGCATTAGAATTTGCCAGCCTGGCTAGAGTCGCTGGCTTCTTTACTGATACATTAAACAATATAATCACTGGTATTTCTACCTTTATTACAGGCACGGAAGTATACAAAACTGTAGCGGCCAAGTTAGAAGAGTTTAAAAAATCATTGTTTGAAGTATTAACTCCGCCAAGTCCGGCTTCAGTTAAAGCGGCCCTGGCATCTCAAACTGGCACAAAAGACATACCAGGGGGATAAAAATGGCATTTGGTGTAAAACAATTATTAGTGGCAATACCACAACCGGGTACATCAAACCAACCGGTTGCTACTACTAAGAAAAAGGGCGGGTTGTCCGGACTATTCGGTAAAACAACAACATTACCTCCTTTTGTTCCTGTAGCAGTTAATGTTGTTGACAATTATGGTGTTGCGATTACAGCAGTTAGCACATTAACTGCTGAGGCCATTGCCGCCGCTACACTTAAAATTACAGGAGCACCAGGAATACCAGGTACATTGAGTACAATAGAAGCACAGTTAGCTAATCTTAACACAACACTAACTAGAGTTGCTGATAATAAAAAAGCATTGGCTGATATGTTGGTTAATTTAAATATTGCGGTTGCCGCTATGGTTGTAGCTAAGAATAACGAAAATGTTAATCTCAATGTAACAGCGGTCAACGCTATTAAGTCTAATAATTTATACATGGCAGCTAGTACTACCCAACCTGTAATGCCTCCGTTAGAAGAACAGATCAAAGAAGCCTTAGACGAAGCTAAATCTTTTATCACGGCCTCTTCTCTTTTGGGATTCATCAATACAACAATGAATTCTATTACTTTTGGTATAACAACTTATATTGTTGGTACAGATGTATATAAAACTGCTTCAGCTAAGATAGAAGAATATAAGAATGCATTGTTTAATGTAATAAGTCCACCGAGTCCGGCCTCAGTTAAGTCTGCGGCAGCATCATTAGTTGGCGCAAAGGATATACCATAATATGTCAGACCTTGGAGTAGCTCGAGTACACAGAGATCAAGCAGGTGGACCGATTGGTACAGGTGCCAAAACTGTGTTTGTTGAAAATCAAAAAGCTGCCTTTGTTGGCAGTACCATTGCTGGTAAACCCAACACCGGTGATATCATTATTCAAAGTCCAACAAATGTATTTGTGGAAAATAAAAAGATTGCCACAGTAGGAGCAGTTACGGCCAAGGGTTATTCCGTGGCCAAGGCCAGTACCACAGTATTTGCCGGCGACTCATCAAAAAAATAACAGGCATGAGCAAGTGCCGTTAAATAGTTCAAAGAAATAGTAGGGTTTATCTTGAAAGAATTACAACCGTTTGTAAAAAAAGAAGCACAGTCTCCTCGTCCAATGGAGCCAGATGCTGACACCAAGCACCTGGCTATGTTAAAGGCCATTGCGCCTTATGCCAAAGGCATTGTCCAAAAGAATGTAACAACCATTGACCTAACTCCTGCTACACGCAAGACCAAGATCATGTTGATCTTAATGCCAGAGTGGGCAACTATGTTTCCACCATTTAATCTAGCTCGCTTGTCTGCTGTGGCCAAAGGCGCTGGCTATGACAGCAAGTGTTTAGACTTAAACATCAAAGCGTTTAACTATCTACGACCTTACATCAAAGATGGTACACTAGACTTTGATCCCTGGGATGGTACCAGAGAGTGGAAATGGTTAGGTGATAACTAT